AGCGGTTAATAAATTACCGAGCAGTATTGAAAATATTCTTTCACCATATATATTTTATAATGAGTTATGATAAAAGCAGGAGATTTAAGGTACAGAGTAACGGTAAAAAGAAATACTAACTCATCTGATGGGTATGGTGGCTTCACATCATCTCAATCTACGGTAGGAACTTTTTGGGCAGATAGGACATACTTAGATGGCAATATGATTTTCCGAGATGGAAAAAGAATATTGCAGACTGGAATAGAATTAATTTTAAGAAAGAATACTGCAACAACAAACATTCAAAGAGGTGATGTATTATTTTTAACTAATGACACTAATCAATATAGAATCAACTCTATGTTTGAGCAAGATTTATATACCTATAAAATATTAGCAGACAAACAACAATAACATGGCAAAGAAATCAGGCATAGAAATAAGGCAAAGAGATAGGATGCGATTCAATAAAAAAATGAGAAAGCTATCTAAATTTGGAAAACTTGGGGGTGGCTTTGATAAAGAGTTAGCTATTTATACAACTGATATTATGTTACGTTCTTCTTTAAAAGTTCCTGTTGATACTGGTAGTTTAAAGCAATCTGTTTTTATAGAAAAAAAACCATTTAATTATACAGTCGGATATAATATTGACTATGCTACATTTGTGGAATATGGTATAACAAGTCCATATAAAATTAAAGTTAAAAATAAGAAAGTTCTTTATAACAGAAAAACCAACACTTTTTTTGGCAAAGAAGTTACTATGCCACCACGTAGAGCAAATCCGTTTTTTAGAACCGCAATATCTGAAGCAACATCTGCATTTATTAAAAGATTAAAAAAACAAATAAATAAAGAAACAAGAATATGAAAGATGCAAGTCACTTTATAAGAAAAGAAGTATATGATGCTCTTAACGGAAACATAACTTTAAATAGTGCCAATGTACCGATTTATAATGTTGTTCCTTCTAGTGCTTCCAATCCATATATTTTAATCACTTCCATTTCAAATATTATAGGTGATAATATAAAGGATACTTATTTAAATGTCATATCTACACAAGTAGAAGTTGTAACTGCCTTTGACACTAATACTGGTGGTCAATTAGATGCAAACTTAGCGATGAATCAAATCACGCAATTATTAGTGTCACGTAATACTTTTTTTGATTTAAGTTCAGATAGTTTCAAATGTATATCTGCACAGAATGACGGTATTACTTACATCACAGAAGATACAGAAACCGAAACGATATACAGAGGAATTTTAACATTTACAAATCAGGTTGAACAATTATGAGGTTAGAATTATACCGATATAGTTCTGAAAAAGATAGTACCTTAGGTTTATTATTTACAGTAAATGATGAGACAAACAAAAAAGATTTTCTATGCTTTACTCTTGAAGATGAAAAACGTGAGACAAAAGTTTATGGAGAAACTCGCATACCTGAAGGCACTTATAAAATTGAATACAGAAAAGAAGGAGGTTACCACAATAAATACGCAAAACGTTTTCCAAACATTCATAGAGGTATGCTTCAGCTTAGGGACGTTCCTAATTTTACTCACATTCTTATCCATTGCGGTAACACTACTGAGCATACACATGGTTGCCTACTTGTTGGAGATGTTATATCGCAAAATTCTACGAAAGAGCCGTTTTTAGGTCAGTCATCAAATTGCTATAAAAGAGTTTACCCAATTTTATCTGATATATTAGATTCTCAAAAACAACTATCAATTAAAATTATTAATTTTGAAGAAATCTAAAATCAATAAAATATGGATGATATAACAAATAAAAAGGTTGCACTTGATGTTGATGGTGATGGAAAAAGTGATATCAAAATTGATATTAAATTTTTAGGATTACTCGTTGGTGGTGTCATTTCTTTGACAATGACTTACTCACAATTAACCGCTGAAATAGAAATTGCAAAGTCATTACCTGAACAATATATAGAGCAAGATGATACAAAAGTTATTAATCAAAAGATTGATTATATCATAAAAGAATTAGAGAAATATGAAGAGCAAACCAATAGACGTTTAAATAGTTTAGAAGATAAAGTATATAAAAAATGAAGAAATTAATTTTTATTGTATTTTTATTTTTTGGATATAACGGTTATAGTCAACAATTAAGAGTTGTTCAAATTAATGCAAAGTGGAATCAACAAAACACATTATACTTAGATAATCTAAGGGGTTGCAAATACGAGTACGCTTGGTTAGAAGAACAAGGAGATAACCTAAAAAATCAAATTAAATCTGTTCCTGTGATATTAATATGGAAAGATGGTAAAAGAGTAAAAACTTATCAAGCTGGATTAGATTTAAAATTAGCTATAACAAAAGATGATGTACAAGATTATATAAATAAGGTAAAAAAATAATGGCAAAAAAACTAAGTGAAGATACCGAAGTGAAATTAGACTTAAAAACTATAGCTATGCTTGTGGGTGGTGCTATCTCTTTTGCAAGTATGTGGTTTACATTACAAGGAGAAATACAAGACCTAAACAATAAAATAGATAATTTTAGTGGTGAAGAATTTGTTCAAAAAATGGAGTTCCAATTAAAAGATGAATTGGTTAGAAGCACAATTATACAAATAGAAAAATCTACAGAAGGTTTAAAAGAAGATATTATAGACAATAAAGAATCAATAAAAGAATTAGAAAATAAAGTATATAAGAAATGAAAAGTAAAACATTAATTGCGTTTATCATTATAATGTTTTCAATATTTGTTATAATGCTTACATCGTGTTCTGAGGTATTATATCGTTCATCTATAGTTACACACGTTCTTGCCGTAACGGAGTCAGGAGACACGCTTAAAATACCTCTAAATCAAATACAACCAACAAGAGTATATAATGTTGTAGGTTATGATTATTATAACTATAGATATAGAGATTATTATTATAGAGATTTAAAATATTATTATAATGGCTTTAATAATCAATATAGTAATGGTGTAAATATTTACGGAACATCTCAACCTAATATATCTCAACCTATAATAGTTAGTCAAAATAATAGTAATGCCCCTAACCCTGCAAAAAATAAAACGAAAGAAAATAATTAATATGAAATTGTTAAGCGATGTAAGTCTATCTGAAAATGATGTTAATAATCAATTAAAAGTTAATCAAACAATTTCTAAAATAAGTACCTTAATGGATGTGGCAGATGGATTAAAAGAATGGGAAGGTGTACAAAGAATAGAAATATTTTTAAGGATTGAAAACAAATTAATTGATTTAATAGATGAATTGTAATGGATGTAAATATGGAGAATGTGGATTATGCCCTTTTGGGATTTAGTCTTTGTAGTGCATTGCTTACTGGTGCTTTTATTATCTATGTATGGACTAACGAAGACGAAAAATGAATAAGATTTTAACAAAAATATTTGGTGATGCTGGTGTAGGTATCGTTGATAAACTTGCAGGTGTAGCAGATAGGTTTATAAGAACTAAAGACGAGAAAGCAAAATTTCAAAAAGAGATGGAACAGATTTGGATACAAGCTGAATCTGATATGCAAAAAAATGTTACCGAAAGATGGAAGTATGATATGTTAAATGGTAATGTTCTTACTAAATCTGTTAGACCTATCGTATTACTTTTTTTAATTGTTTCTACTGTACTTTTAGTTTTTGTTGATTCAGGTAGTATAAAGTTTGAGGTATCTAGTGAATGGATAGAACTTTTAAAGGTACTTCTAATGGTAACGGTTTCAGCTTATTTTGGTGGTCGTAGTTACGAGAAAGTAAAGAATAATGGCTAAAAGATATATCACTCCTACATATATAAAAAAAAAAAAGAAAAAAAGAAAAGGAGTACATAGTAAAAATAATAATTCTAATAGTAAGACATCTAGAAACTATGTTAAAAAGTACAGAGGTCAAGGGAGATAAGATTTGTGATAAATGTAATAAACAATTATCACTAGATAAGTTCTATAAAAATCAACATAATAATGCTGAGAAACAATGTAAAAAATGTAGAAATACATATAGAGAGGAAAGACATAGATATTGGAAACAACAATTTATTTATAAATTAAGTGAACACATTTCTATAGAATGTGTGCGTTGTGGTTATGATAAAAACTTTAGTGCTTTAGACTTTCATCACATAAAAGAAAAAAGATATAAAGTTGCTAGAGTATTGAGAAACTTATCTGAAAAAAGTTTCTCTGATGGCAAGGTTGATGACATCTTATATGAGATTATGGTAAATTGTGAGATACTATGTGCTAACTGTCATCGTGTACATCATAACAAACATATAATGAAAATGAAAAAATAGTATATTTGTAAATAAAATATTCTTATGGGTACATCGCTAACTGGAAAAAATATAAGTACAACCTATCTCGGACTACTAAAAACTACGGATAATGCAGTCATTGGTTCTACTGCAAAAAGATTAACTGACGGTAATGGTACAGATTCACCGTTATATTTATCTACATCTAAATTAGGAATAGGCGTTACACCTACAGAAGCCTTGACAATATCTAGTGGTAACATACAATTATCTAATGATAACAAAATACAATTTGGAACAAGTGATGTTTATATAAGCGGTACAACTTCAACTGATAATATACAACTCGGTATACAAGGTGCAACAAAATTAACATTACATCAAACGACTGGATTGACTCTTGCTCAATATGGTAGTGGAAGTATTACTGGTACTGTAACACAAAGACTTGGTGTGACATCAGCAGGTCAAGTTGTTGAAATTCCTATTGGTGGCGGTGCAGTTGATGGTAGTGGTACGGCAGGTACAATAACAAAGTGGACAGATTCAGATACTATAGGCAATTCTATAATGACAGAAACAACTGGATTAATAAGTGTTGCTGGAGATGTATCATCTAAAACGTCTGATGGTGCAATATTAAATCTACAAACTAGCGATACAACTGTTACAACCGATAGTGTTCTTGGCTCAATACAATTTAATGCACCAAACGAAGCTAGTGGGGGTGACGCAATATTAAAAAGTGCTGAAATAGAAGCGGTAGCATTAAGTGCTTTTTCAGCGACAAATAACGCAACTAAATTGGTGTTTAAAGTAGGTGATAGTGAGGCTGCCTCTGAAGTATTGTCAATATCTAAAGCAAATAACATGGCAAGTTTTGCAATACCAATTGTTATAAATTCCGATAATAGTTCTGCATTGAAAATTGCTTCAGGAACTACAAATGATTTTTTAAGTGTAGGTCATAGTGCAGGTTCAACTTATCAATCAAGAATTGGAGACGCTTATGGTACACACACTTTTAAACAATGGGATGGTTCAACTATAAGAAATATTTTAACACTAGACGCTTCACAAAATGCTATTTTTGACGGAAAAGTTGGTATAGGTGAAACGTCTTTAACAAGAGGTTTGACAGTTAAAGGTGCAGGAGCATTAGGAACAATATTAGCTACAGATGGTACGGTTAATACTGTACTATGGGGCGATGCTTCAGGAAGTAATCACGGTGGTGTTGGTACTGATAATAACTATGGTTTTAACATATATCAAAATGGTGGTGTTGCTATAGAAATTGACACGTCTAAAAACGCAACTTTTGCAAATAGAGTATCAGCAGGAGAAAGTTTTAATGCAGTTAAAGATGGTGCAGATACAGTAGCAGATGGAGCTTTCTTTGCTTTAAAAAATGCAGCAGGAACAAGACAATACATAAACCAATTAGATGCTTCTAATAATATAGATTATTGGTATTATAATGGTAGTGCTTGGACTCAAACAATAAGTTTCTTAACAGATGGAGGTGCAACTTTTGCAGGTGATGTAACTGCTAATGTAGGTACTTTTAATTCAGATAGTGGTGGTACTGCATTAAAGTTAATAGGTAGGTCATCAGCAAATTCAGGTACTTTAAGATATTATCAAAACAATGGAACAACTCAAACTGCAAGAATAGAAAGCAATGATAGTATTTTTGAGATTAATTCAATTTCTAATTTACCTATACAACTAAAAACAAACAATACACTTGCCGTAACCATAGACACATCTCAAAACATAACTTTTGAAGGTACAATTAATATAAATTCAAATGAAACTCTTAATTTAAAAAATGTAGATAATACAAATGGGTTTCAAATATATAACGCAGGTGCAACTGGTGCAACTAATGCTAATTTAATATTTCTATCAGGTGCAGTAGGGGAGCGTATGAGACTGGATTCGTCAGGTAATTTAGGAATTGCGGTTGTACCTGAAACAGATTGGGATGCAAGATATAAAGTGCTACAAATAAATACTGGTTCTTCTTTAGCATCATATTCAAGTGGCACAACTTTAGCAACTGCTATATCAACTAACCAAAGAACAGTTGGAAATACTTATATTGGAAATAATAAGTATATTGAAACTGCACCTGCTTCTTTATATTTACAAGATAATACTGGAGCACATATTTGGTACAATGCAGGTTCAGGAACAGAAAACACTACTATTTCTTGGTCAGAACGTATGCGTATCTCATCAACTGGTCTGACAACAATTAAAAGAACAGGCATAACTGGAGTTACTAAAAACGATATGACGTTGCAAATCGGTTTTGAAGGTAACAACGGTCAAAACAATTTAATTGGATTTGGTTATAATGCTGGTAATGCAATACCTGCATATATAGGTTATACAACAACAAGTGGTAGTTCAAACACAAATGGTGCTTTAGTATTTGGCACAAGAGATGTTGTAACAGATTCTGACCCATCAGAACGTATGCGTATTTCAAGTGACGGAAAGGTTGGAATTGGAGTATCAGACCCAAAAAATAGATTAAATATATTGTCTGGAACAGATACAATGATGGGATTTTGGGGTACATCAACTTATTCAGCAATGCAAAGTGTGAATCTCGCGAATAGCGTACAGAAAGATATGAGATTTGACGCTTCAAAATATTATTTTCTTGGTGGCAATATTGG